GAAATGAGAAGCAGAAGGAGATCTCGCCTCCTATGTCATCGAGAAGGCCGAGGCCGCAAAAGACTGGCTGACGGTGGCGCTGCCGATGATCGCCGAGCCGGACGACCCGCTCGGGCGCGAGATTGGCGAGGTCCTCTGGCCGGAGCAGTTCCCGAAAGCGTGGGTCGAAAGAGAACGGCTGGGGATGCCGCCAGCCGAGTGGGCCGCCGTGTTTCAGTGCTCGGCAGCCCAGATGGCGGGGGACGTGTTCTCCGACGAGCGCTGGATCAAGCCGTTGCCGAGGGACTTCTTCACGACGGGCAAGGACGGGACCAGCCTGCGGGAGTCGTTGCTGATCGTCCAGGGCGTCGATGTCGCGTTTAGCGAGAAGGACTCGGCCTGCTTCACCGTGATCCTGACGCTCGGGATCGACCGGAACAAGCAAGGCTACATCCTGGATGTCCATAGAGCTAGGATGACCGTCAAGCAGACCGAGGACGCCATCGTCGACCGGATCCAGGCCTATGAGCCGGCGGCCGTGGGCCTCGAAGACACCGCCTTCAAGCACGCCGTGACCGCCCAGTTGATCGGGAACATCCGACGGCGAGTCATGGTCAACATCAAGGCCGTCGCACCAAGAGGTATGGTCAAGGGGCCCAGTGATAAGGTGGCGCGGGCCCGGTTGCCGGCATCGAGAGCTGAGGCCGGGTTGTTGTACGCGGACCGGAGTGCGGCCTGGTGGCCGAGTTTTATTGGCGAGTTGTTGGCGTTTCCCCGTGGAAAGACGGCCGACCAGGTCGACGCCCTCAGTCTGGCGACCTACCTCGGGGTCACGTTCCAGCAGAGCCGACCAGCCCCGAAGCGGCTGGTCTTCACCCCGCATTGATGGGAGGGGGCATGCTCCCGAGAGACGACGTGTATGTCCAGATCGTCCCAGACCCCCGTCCGGTGCTGGGGTCGCCAAGAGCCCTGGTCCGGGTGCTGCTGCCGTATGGGCCGAGGACCGAGGCCAGTGACGTCCGGACCAGTTGGGGCCAGGTCTCGGACCGCCTGCGCTACGCCCTGCGCCACGCCCGATCCAACGAGGCCTCGGTCCTCCCAGCCGGACTCGAGGACTCCCTGGCCGTCGAGTTGACCATCCCGATGCCGTACGTGATGGATCTTTCCGTTGATCTCTACCGGCTGCTCGAGGCAGACATCCAGCGGATCATCATCGCGGCCGTGAACGCTCGAGACGCGGACCGGAGGAACTGAGGCCTGCCCTCGAGCATCGCTGTGGGTGCTATCCTAGAGACCGACTGGCCTGACCTCTGGCCTGACCCCCGAGACGATCTCTCGGTGGGGCAGGCCGTTTTTTGTGGCCACTGGAGACGCGGTGTCGGACTTCTTCCCGAGCCAGAGCGACCTCATTGCCACCCCGGGCACCATCGGGGGCAACGGTCGTGACCAGGACGAGGCCGCACAGGTGCTCGACGTGGTCGAAGCCCTCCAGGACGAGTTCCGAGACCGCGACGCCATGCTCAGCGATATCGAGCGCGTCATCTTCCTCGAGAACGCCGTGGATATCCCCAGTGGGTACATGAAGACGGCGCTCGAGGTCAGAAGCCCGTACCCGTCCCACATCATCAACACCATCACCTCGGCCCTGTCCGTCAACCCGCCGTACGTCTCGTTTGACCCGGTCGGGATCGGTGATCAGGCTCAGGAGAACCAGGTCCTGCGGCAGCACTTCTTCGACGCCTCCTGGGAGCGGCAGCAGCAGGAGGCCAGACGGCCGCTCTTTCGCCAGTTCTGCCACGCGGTTGTGGGCTACGGCGAGGGCATCATCAAGACGACCGAGCGGAAGAAGCGGGTCTGGAACCAGTACACGTCCTACTCGAAGAAGCTCAAGAGCGACCTCGATGCCGATGAGTACCTGGATGCCGACAGCAAGGACCGGATCTACGACGCCAAGACCGAGGAGTACAAGCGGGGCGCGGCCTACCCGATAGCTTCCACGGACGTGCCACCCAGCACGTTCTACTACCTCAAGAACGAAGACGGCTTTACGACCTGCGCGGAAGTGAAGCAGATCCCGTACCTCGAGGCCGTAGCCAGATTCTCGGTCGGGGTCGAGAAGTCGGGCACGATCGTCCCCGAGGCGACCGGACTTCCCCTGTCCGACTGCTACAAGGCGCTCGGGGAGCAGAGCACGGTAGAAGTGATCGAGATCTGGGATTGGTCGAAAGTTTCCTATTTGATTCGGGGCGGTCCCCAGAAAGCCCGCAAGAGCGGCGACCGCGGCCTGCTGGTCAAGACGATCAAGCACGGCTACGGCGATAAGGACCGCAAGGTCTTGCGTGGGCCCTACTTCCACAGCATGGGGATCACCACCAGCAGCCGCGAGCTGTACAAGCAGTCCCAGGGCGTGCTGTTCGCCTTCCTGCGCCTCTTCCCGCTCCTGGACCGCCTGCTGACGATCCGGGGCCAGGCGGCCGTGACCTACGGGTTCGGCGCCTTCAAGCGGGTGCGCGGCTCTGGCAACCAGTTGTCAGACTCCGCCTTCGGGGTCTCGGCCGACGAGCAGTCCGCCACCGAGGAGGAGATCCGCCCGGGCTACGTCTATCCGGATGACATCGAGCCGATCAACATGCCGTCTGGCGGTCCAGACATCGACAAGGCGATCGCCGACGTCAGAGCGATGATCGAACTGGCCCTGCCGTCGGTGGCCCAGGGCGTGGTCGGCGGCGAGTCGGGCTACGCCATCAACCAGGCCGCCCATCTCTCCAGATTGGCCTGGAACCCGATCATCGCCAACATCGAGCAGACCCTGTCCGAACGGGTCTCGTTCGAGTCGTGGCTGGTCGAGAACCGGATCAAGGAGAAGGTCTGGGTCTACGGGACCCTGCCGGATGAGGCTGGCCCAAGGCGCAGGCGGGCACGGCCCGACGAGGGCTGGCTCGGCATCGACGCCGACGACCTCAATGGCCTGCACCGCTACCGGGTCCATCTCAAGCCCGAAACGCCGTCGAATCAAGTGATTGAAATAAGAATGCATAATGATATGATGAAGATGCAAGTGGAGAGCCGGCAGCAGGCGATCGAGGCCCTGGGTGGCAACCCGATCGAGGTCGAGCGCCAGTTGATGTTCGAAGCCCTCAAGGCCGATCCGGCCATCCAGAACATGGTCAAGCAGGGCGTCTTCCAGCAACTCGCCACCCTCCAGCAGCAGGCCATGCAGGGCGTCGACGCGGCACCCCCTGGCCAGGGCGGTCCCCCGATGCCGCCGCCGCCAGACGCCCAGCAGGGCATGGCGCCACCATCCCAGGAGCAGCTCGCGGCCATGCAGGCCATGGGTCCGGGCCAGAACGGTCCCGTCCCGCCAGGGGCTGGCATGACCATCCCGCAGCCGGCGATCGTCCCGCCAGGCGCACCGGGGATTCCGGGGACGCCGGCGGGGGCGCCTGGCGGTGTGAGGAACATGCCCGCGAACTCCATGCCGCTGCCGGGGACGTAAGCCATGCCATCCCCACGCCGGCACTGGCTCGACGACCTCACCGAGGATCTCTTCGCGTGGATCCAGACGGAGACGGCCGTCCTCGTGCATGCCTTCCGAGCCGGCGGTCGATCCCCGTTCGCAGCGCAAATCACCGAGTCCGACAAGCTGGTCTTCTATACGAGAGCCTTGTTCAACCCGGATGGGTCCGACAACGTCCAGGGGAGAGCTGAAACCCTGGCGCGCCTCGGTCCCGAGGAGTACGCCCGGACGGTCGCCATGGTCAGATCTGCCCATGGCATGAACGCCGGCACCGCCCAACTGCCACCAGGGGTGAGGCAACGAGGCACGCCCCTGCCAGAGCTGCGTCGTGAGGTGACCTGATGCCGAGGAAGCGGATACAGCCCGACCGCACCGAGCTCGAGCGCAATCGAGCCATCCTGCGCCGAGCGATCTCCGAGGTCTGGGAGACCACCGCCAGAGACCACCCGGACCAGGAGGTGTCGGTCACGTTCCCGGTCTCCAGCCTCGTGCCCGGCGTCCTGAACTTCTTCGCGCAGGACACCCGGGCGATTCCCTACGTCAAGCACGTCGAGAAAGCGTCGACGCCGGTTGGTCCCGGCTGGATGGTGACGTTCCATCCCTACGTCGTCGTGTCCGACGCTGAGCGCGGCACGCCGCTGCCAGAGCTCCGGCGCGAGGTGACCTGATGACAGCCAGCGCACGCGGAATTGTGGAGAACTTGCATGGCTGAGTCGGCTCAGAGCACGTACTATAATGCTCAAGCTGCGAGTCTAGCTGCACAAGTTGCGAATCAAGCGGCCCAGTTGGAATTCCAGCGGATGCGGTTCGAGCAACTGGAGCTCCCGCAATACAAGGACATGTCGGCCCTCGAGAAGGAGAAGCTCGCCTTCGCGAAGGCGACGGAGGCCTGGAACCAGAGTTTCAGAGAAGCGAGTCTCAGTGGCACTCATGACGGTCGTCCCGTCACCGAGTTCCTCTTAGCCCAGGCCCAGTTGACCGGCACGATGCAGACGCCGGGCATCCTGACGGCAGAGCAGACGCAGCGCTACAACCAGCTCAAGGCGGTGCAGCAGCAGACGATCGCGGCCGGTGGCCGGCTGCCCGACACTGATCAGCACGAGCTCAACAGCTACCAGCAGATCCTCGACTCCCACACCCCGACCCAGACCCTGGCAGCTCAGGCCCAGCAGGCCGCCCTCTCCGGCATGTACCAGGGGCAGATGACCCCCGAGTACGCCCAGATGGTCGCGTCCATGACCGGCCAGTTCGGTGGAGCCCAGACCCAGGCCGCCCAGCAGCAGGCGTTTGCCCAGCAGATGGCGCTGGCCGGTCTGACGGGTCAGGTTGGTGGGACCGGTCCTGGTGGTGTCGGTGGGATTGGCGGCGCTGGCGGGATTGGCGGCGCTGGCGGGATTGGCGGCGGCATCGGCGGGGTCGGCGGGGGTGACCCGTACGCCGGCATGACCCAGTCAGCGAGAGAGTTCGCGCAGCAGTTCGGTCTCAACCAGGCCGCGGTCACCGGCACCTACAACCTGCCCGGCCAGCTCTCGCCCCAGCAACAGCTCCGGGCCCAGCAGATCCAGGCCCGGATCGCCGAGCAGCAGGCCGCCGGGGAGTCGCCGGCCCTGGCCGACCTCAACGAGCTCCAGGGCTACGCCAACATCCTCTCGGGCGTCGGGAACCAGCAGCAGACCCAGGCTGCGAAAGAGTTTGCTCAGCAGTTCGGCCTCCAGGAAGCCGGCGTCACCGGCTACTACGGTGGCCAGACCACCCTCGAGCGCGAGCAGGCCGAGGCGGGTCAGGCCAACCAGTTGCTCGGGTTGGCGGCCTCCCTCCGAGGCCCCAGGAACGCTTTTCAATTTGCCAAAGTCCTGGGCGGGACCCCCGGTGGCTTGTCGGACATGCTCAACTCGGTCGCCGGCCGCTACAACCTGCCGACCTTCCAGGGTGGAGGGCAGGCGCCCCAGGCCGTCAACCTCCAGAACTTCGTCCAGGATGTCGGGGCTGCCACCCGGCCCGGCTGGGGGGCCCCCGGAATGGGGACGATGCCAGGATTCACACCCCAGACGGCGGCGCCGCCACCCGGCATGTACCAGCCCCAGCCGGGCCAGTGGGGAAGCTCCACACTCCCCGGGTACAACCCGGCCACCGACCCGACCCCCGGCGGGATGTCCGAGGCGTCCGCCGGGCTGTACAACCCCCAGACGGGCCAGTGGGGCACGCCGACACCCTCCTACCAGGTCAACCCGCCAGGGACTCAAGCCCCGTCCTCAGGCTTCAACTATCAGCCGACTGGCGACGGCTCGACCTACGTCTACCCGCCAGGGATCTCGGCACCCCAGCAGGCCGGCCAGATCTCGTCCACGGCCCCCCTGTCTGCCACCAACCTCCAGCAGATCGGTGCCTCGACCGTGGCGCAGCAGCCGTACGCCCTGCCGTCTCCCACCCAGTGGAACGCCGAGAACTACAACAACCTCGGTGGGTACCGCCAGGACCTCCTGAAAGCCGCCTACGAAAACCAGGGCTGGGATGTCGACGCTGTCGAGGAGCAGTACAAGAAATCGCTTCCGAAGACCTCGGGACCCCAGACCGCCAAGATCGCGGGAATAGTCTAATGCGCCGTCGCACGCTTCAGCGTGTGCTTCCCTCGTCCTTTGGTGGCCATGTCTGCCATGTTATCGCGGTGGTTGCCCATCCACAGATGGCCCCAGCGTGGGCGGGCGATCCCGCGTACGACATAGATACCGGGTTCGTCGTTCCGGACACAGGTACGAACATCGCACGTGTGGAGCGCCATCATCCCCAGTGGCAGTGGCCCGGCCACCATCTCGAGCGCCGCCCGATTGGCACGCAAGACACGTCGTTGGCCAAATGCGGACTCCCCGGTCTTTCCATAACCACAACCCGACAATGGGCCAGTCCAGAGCCAGCAGGCATCTGGTCCACCACCCTTCTCGACCCGCTTCCAGAATCGTTCATGCAGCGTAGAAGCGGCTCGGCCAATCGCCTTACAGGCTGCCGAGCAGAATCTCCCACGCCCCTTTCCCTCTGCCAACCACGACGGCCACGTCCAGAACTCGACGTGACAGACCTCGCAGGTCAAGTAGACCCGATGGTGACGGGCAAGACCAAAGCAGGATTGGGAGCAGTAGATTCCCCAGCCCCAGCGCACGATATTCGCGCGGACGGAGAATTCGGCGCCGCAGTGGCGGCAGATACGGGGGAACAGTCCCCTGGTATATTGGCGGGGCATTCCGAACCTCACTTTCGGGGTGCCGTGCCGAGGGCTGTTACAAGCAGCGCCTCGGCTTCGTGGTCCCCATTGTACTCGAGGGAGCCTGTGTTATGACGATGGACGACGCCCTCAGATCCGAGCTCGACTACAAGCGGACCAGCTTCGCCCGAGAGCAGCAGCCGGATGCTGGGATCGCGGGCATCGACACGGGGCCTACCGTCTCGGCAAGCGGAAATCAGGCGCCGGTCGGTGACTGGAACTACGAGCCCCAGTCGGATCAGTCCTGGAAGATGTACCCGCCAGGGGTGACCGCTCCGGCCGCTGCCGTCCAGGGCACGATGACGGCGATGGCTGCGCCCGAGCAGTTGAGTGCGCTCTCCCAGACACTCACCACCCAGGAGGCAGCTCCCCCACCGGCCCCAACCGGCTTTAGCCCCGAAGAGATGAACCGCTATCTGAACATCACCCGCACCGCCGCCCAGATCACCGGCGCAGGCGGGTCATGGGACGACGTTGGCGGCGAGTACGCCGGCTACCAGTCCCGGCTCGCCCAGCAGTCCCCGGAGACCGCCCGCGCCCTCCAGATCCACGCTCGAGACAACCAGCTCCGAGCGGCCGGTCAGCCCGGGGTCAGTCTGGCCGACCAGATCGAGCTTCAGCAGTACTACGACCGCCAGGGCATCCCGGCGGTCGGGCCGCTCAACACCCAGCAGCAGTCCCGCTACGACCAGATCCTGGCCCGTAACGCCGAGACGGCCGCTGCCGGTGAACCCGGGGTCGACCTGCTCGACATGGCCGAATTGCGCCGCTACCAGGCCATGCTCGGCGTAGCGAGGACGTTGCCCGAGGGGTACACCCTGCCGGATCGGACCGGCGAGGCGCCGTACGTCCCGGGCGTCCCGACGATGGGGCAGCCGCACGTCTAGCCGAAAGGATTGGCCCTCATGCCAGGCATGGACGACATCATCCGAGGAGCCGCAGCAGCGAAGCTGGGACAGCCGTCCATGGCCCCAGCGGTGCCCGCGTCTCCCGGCGCTCCGGCACCGCCGGCCGCACCCGCTCGACCCGCCTTCAGCGTCTCGCTGCCAGGGCATCAGGCGCCGGCTCACGAGTGGAACTACGAGCCACAAAGCGATCGCGCCTGGAAGATCTACCCGCCAGGGATCGCCGCCCACCCGCACGCCCCGCAGGCGACCATGCCGACGCCGGCTGGCCCCGAGCACTTGCGTGAGATCGCCATGCGGCTCTCTCAGTTGCCAGCCCGACGTCGCGGCCAGGTCCGCTAGTCCTCACCCTGAAGGAGTGCCGCCGTGCCGTACCGAGAGTTGTGGGAATCCGACGACGAGCTCAGAGAGCACGACGACGAGGACGACGACGACGGCGGCGGCGGCGACGGCGGCGGCGACGGCGGGGATGATGGTGGAGGAGACGACGGTGGCGGCGACTGGGGTGGAGATGACGGCGGCGGCGGAGGCGACTCCGGCGATGGGGGCGGAGGCGGCGGTGGCGACTACGGCAGCGACGGCGGCTACGACTACGGCGGCAGCGACAACGACTCGGGATCTGGATCGTCAGGCGACTACAACGACGGCGGCTGGGCCAATCAGCAGGACTACGAAGAAGATGGCCGCACGATCCGCAAGTACACCGACTACGACGGCACCGACTACTTCGAGGACCGTGGCCCCTGGTCATCCGAGGTCTT